AAATAATGAACTTCATAGTATTTTAAATTATCCTGGTCTGTAACTGATGTTATACCAATTATATTCGTATCACTTAATGTAGTTGTAGGATAATCGGTTGAGTCACCAAAAGTCTTAGTAGTGGTTACTTCTTGTGCAGATATTGCTTTAATTCTTTTTGTTAATAAGTAAAAAGTTGGATTACCTGTTGTATCTCTTTCATGAACATCAATTTCTCTGTCAGTTGTATTTGAAAAATCTAAAGAATCCACAGTTCTAAATACTATACTTGAATTCGTAGTAGATGCAACTTCCATTCCATCTTTTATTCTTAAACAATAACTTTCATCCGGAACAACATTTGAACCTGAGTTTTTTGATGGAATCAATTGATATACCGTTAATGTTGTAACTGCAGGTGACGATGTCTTTGGTTTATACCCCATTGTTTGTGCCAATGCAACAACATTTTTTCTTTCCGTTGCATTTGCCAACATTGATTCTTTTAATTGAACATCTTGATAGAAAGATAAAACATCTCCTATAACAGCAGCTTGTTCCAAAAACACCATACCAGGTGATGATTCATTAAAATCGGAATATGTACTTGGAAAATATGTTTTAGTATAATCAATTAGGTTTTGTTTTAAAGTATTAAAATCTTTACCTAAATAATTTATATTTTTTTCACTTCCCCAACTTTTTTTAACAGGTTTAATAGCCATTTATCAATTATTTATACTAACATTTAGTGTTTCAGTTAATGATGGATTTGACTTTAATGAAAATTTTACTTCTAAAGTAATTCTATTTGCATCAATATCGGTATCATCATAATCAAATATTATATTATCTACATTTATATAAGGTAACCAAATATTTACTGCATCTAATATAGAATTTTCAATATCAACTGCAATAGAGTTTTCAACAATTTGTTCAAAGATTAAATTATGAATATCACAACCAAAGTCAGGTTGCATTTCTCTTTCACCTTTTTTAGTTAATATTAAATTTACTAAATTATCTTTTGCCTGTGTTAGAGTAGTGTAATTAACTGCAAATATACCACCAGAATTAGATTTCCTACCGAAACCAATTCCCAATGATTTATAATCATTTTCTTTTAAGTCATTTACGTTAATTCTACCTAACTCTATTGCCATTATTTAAATCTCTTTACTAATTCCGAATAATCTCTCGTTAATGCCTTTATTGTAGCATCTTGTAAACCATCTCCAGTTGATTGGAAATTTGGAACATTTGATGGTACATTTACCTCTCTAAAATCCATTGTTTCCCACTCACTTTCATCAACTCTTAATTCTGGTTTAATCATATCCAATACACTTCCAACCGCTTGAGCTCCCTCTTTTCTTTGTTCTGCAGTAAATGGTTGTGTCATATTCAAAATCTCATTTATCATCGGGTCTTTTGAAAATTCTTTTTGTGGTCTTTGTGTTTGTTGAACCGGTTGTTGTTTTTTAACCGGTGCAGGAGTAACTTCCGTCATCTCCCTCAATGATGGAGTTGATTTTGTTTGTGAGTTTAAAGTAACTGCACCAGATTTGATAAGCTTAGTTATTTCTTCTTTAACTTGTTGCTTAACTTCGTTTTTAACAACTTCTTTAATTAAAGTTAGTAAAATTTCTGATTTCATAATAATTGTTTATATATGTTTTAGTAATAAATATTTGATTTAATAATTTATCCAACATTCGGTATAGTTGGTGTTTTAATCTCTATGTTTGGTAACGATGTTGCTAATAATGATGCCAAATCGGTAACACTTATATTTGGTAATTGTGGTAACTCAGGAAATTGTGGTAATTCTATACTATCCAAATCAACTTGAGGGAACTCAACCGTAGATGGGAAATCAGGAACAGGTGGGCCGTTTTTAACTTGATATCCCGTATAATTTAAAATAGCAGGTGCTGGAGGTGCTCCGGGATATTGCGCCGAAACCATCATATTTCCACCGACTCCTAATAAGTGAATTTGTGCTAAAGATAAAAGTGGGTCAAGTAACATATTTGCCCTTTTATTTTATCTTCGGCCAATGCTCTTATTTCTTCTTCCGTTGGTGTTTTTGCATCAACTTGTTTTTTTAATTCTTCTTTTGTTGGAATATTAGGTATGTCGATTGGGATATCAATATCCGGCACCAATCCATTTGCCGTATCTTTTACGAATTTTTTAATTTCTTCTAAAGTTGGTTTTGGTTTTGGAATCGAATCCAATAGTGCTACAACTGCTTGAACATATTGATATATTGGTTGTAATATAATATCTACAATTGGTGGTATTATTTGATTTTTAATTTCTTCAATTGCTTTTTCCAACAATTTTTCTTTTGCTTCTTCAATTATTTTTTTCCTATCTGGTAATTTTGGAAATTCAAATTTTAATGCTTTTTTTATTTGTTTACCAATCGCTGGTTTTTTCTTTTTAGCTTCCTTTAATTTTTTTATTATTTCAACTGCACCTTTTATTATTGGATTATTTTTTATTTCTGGTGCAACTACTTCTTTATTGATTATTTGTTGAGCAGTTTCATATACAGGAATACTAATCGAAGGTAGTGGTGGGATTGCCGGTAATGTTATCGTTTGTTTTTTTAATTCATCTTCTAAAAGTTTTAAAGCTTCAACTTCTGCTTTATGTGCTGCAGTTGTTGCAGCTAATGATATTGGGTCTGGTCCTATATTTTGTATTGCTCCCGGTGCCGGTGGTGTAGATGGCCATCCTAATGGTTTTATTAGTGGATTGGGTAGTGGAGACATTTCTGCACCTAACCAATATGCATCAAATGCAGATGGGTATATTTCTTGTAATACATTAAAATTACTACCAACACTTTCCGTTCCTTTCTTTAGTGCATTTTTAATAGCATCTGCCATACCTTTAACATTACCATTGATAACATTAACTCCGTATAACAAATCACCACCACTTTTAATTGCTTTATCGTATTCATTTGCATAAAAATCTGCAAACTCATCCGGGTCAGCTTTAAATTGACCTGTAACCATTGCAGTTAAAACATTCAACTTAAAAATTGCCCACATATTACTTACTTAAAAATGTTCTACTAGATTGTATTTTACCTAATCTTTTCTTAATTGATGTAAAAATTGCTGCATTGTGAGGACCAGGTCCAGTAGGACCTACACCTGTTGCAAATACCATTTTATTAATTGCATCTAACATTTCTTCCATCAATGCAATTAACTCACCTGCTAAAACCGCTCTTTGAATATCTTCACCTGCTTTTCCTGTTGTTTTTTTAACTTCTCCTAACCAAATATTACCCACTCCATCTGTTGATAAAACTATATTTTTTTTTGTTTGAAGAATTATATTATTATCGGAATGAATATGTGAATCACCAATCGAATCAACACTAAATTTACCATCTGTAATAATACCCGTATTACCTTTACCAAATATAATAAATTCTTTTGCTTTAGCAGATAAAACTATTCTATCCGAATTTACAAATAATTGGTCACCAATTAATTTATCGGATGATGGGTAATCTTTAAATGCTACTTTTTGTTTTTTAATCGTTTCTTTGAATGGTATTTTAATTTTACCAGAGGTGATATAAACAGATGTTCCATCTTTATTTATATTTTCTTCACCCAATGTTCCAATTGGTTTAGAATCTAATTCAGAATTTTGTTTATTACGAATGAATATACCAGGAGATGAAGTTTTACTATCTTCCGTTAGAAAAAATTCTGAGAATCTAATAGTATTACCAACTCTACCACCAATTATTGTATCACCATTTTTCGGATTTAAAAATTTAATTTTTTCATTTACAATATAACCGCCGGTATTTTCTTTATCTTTTTTTGCATTTGGATTATTTGAACCACCTGTTTCTTTTCTTTGTCTCAAATCCTTTCCACCCGTTGGGTTAATAGAATTATCTACCGGTTCTGCCGCTACTTTTAATCTTACTTTTTCTCTATAATTTGGATACGGAGTTGATGAATATGGTAGGTAATACGTTTCACTTTCTATTTTTAGAATTATAACCGTTTCTCCTTTTATTGGGAATGTAAAATTATTTTTATCAAATGGAAAAGCATAATCTTCTTGAAGAATTTCATTTTCATAAGCATAAGTTATTGCACCATATGTATGAATATCTTCTTGTGTAAAATTTTTATTTTCATTATATATCGGAGTGTTTCCTTTAACTCTTTCGTAAAAAGGAGTATTTGTTGGAAAAACTTCTACAACTCTAGCTAAAAAAGATTGCATTATTTTACTTTTGTTTTAATTTCTTCAATTTCAATTTCAATATCCGTTAACCTTTCTTTATTTTTTGAATCAACTTCATCTACGGCTTCTTCTAATTGAGAAAACAACTGAGCCTTTTCTGTTTCGCTTAACCAACCATCTTCACCAATGCCCTTTGCTTCTGCGGATGCCAATCTTTGTGCAATAGTTGCCATTTTAATAAGATGTTCATCGTTTTTAACCGATACTTCAATAAGGTCTTTTATGATTGGAGCAATAACGGTTGCTTCACCAACATTTTTAATTAGTTTTCTCAACGATTCAATCAATTCAGAAATGTTTTTCTTTTTGTTTTGTTGATTTTCGTATATGTCTTTAAACAGAGATGATAGGTTTTTCCCATCAAATAGTTGAAATTCTGTTGCCATAATTGTATTTTATATACTAATAATTATTTACTTATTAAAAAGTTACCCAATACTAAATAATCCATATCACAATTATGAAATGTCCAAATTGCCTTTTGTGGGTCATTTGTCATTGTGTGGTCTTTTAAGTTAAACGATGTATTCAATAGAATGGGTGTTCCTGTTAGTTTCTCAAACTCCTTTAATAAGTCATAGTAAAGTGGGTTATCCTCTCTTTTAAGTGTCTGTATCCTTGCAGAATTGTCAACATGCGTTACTGACGGAATGTTTACATCCTTTTTAACTTTGACAACCTGATTCATATAAGGAACATCTTCTTCTGATAGGAAATACTTTTGATAATCTTCAATTGTAACGGATGGAGCAAATGGTCTATACATTTCTCTTTTTTTGACAACCTTATTAATTCTATCTCTAATGTCGGCCAAATGTGGATTGCCTAATATAGAACGATTACCCAATGCTCTTGCACCAAATTCAGTTCTACCTTGAAACCAACCTATAATATTACCATCATTAATTAATCTTGCAACTTCTTTACATAACATTTCATCGGTATCAAACATTACAACTTTACTTCTATGATTTTGTAATATAATTTTAAGTAATTCAGGATTACTCCACTCTTCACCCAAATATGGTGATTGATTATCTCCACCTTTTACTTTGGGATTACCGAATGTTTGATGATAATGGTATAAACACGCACCTATTGCAGAACCACTATCAGATGGTGCAAATGGTATCCAAACATTTTTCATAGAAGTGGATGTTTTAATTTTACCATTAGCAGTTCCGTTGTATGCACATCCACCACCCAATACTAAATTTTCACTTGTCCAATTATTTGATACTCTATTAATTAAAAAATAAAATTGACTTTCATACCAATTTTGTAAAGAAGCTGCTAAATCTTTATGATGTTGTTCTATTGGTTCATCTTTAAATCTAGGTGGAAACCCAATTAATTTTATCAATTTATTATTAAACATATCTACATCAGATGTTTCATATGTAAAATATTTTTGATTTATTGTAATAAGTTCACCTAACCAATCCGAACTTGTTATTTTATCAAATACATTTTGATATCGAATTTTATCACCATATGGTGCCAAACCCATAACTTTATATTCACCCTCATTTGGTTTGAATCCTAAATATGCAGTAAATGCAGAATATACTAACCCCAAAGAATTTGGGAAAGTTAATTTTTTTATTTCCGTAAATTTATTATCTCGTATATAACAAGCTAACATTGTTTCATTTTCACCAACTCCATCTATTGATAATCCAATTGCTTCACTAAATGGTGATGTGTAAAAAGAAAATGCTAAATGAGATAAGTGATGTTTTGTATAAGTAATAATTCCATCATATCCCATTGATTTTAGAATTTTTTTAATACCACCTTCGGTTTGGTGCCATCTTTTATTAAATTCTCTCCATTTTTTTGGATATCGTTTACCTCCCCACTTCCCAATTATTCTTTTAACTCTTTCATATTTTAAATTTGGGTCTTCATACCAACAAACCATATCAACCTCATCAATTGTTATCTTTGTGTATTCTAAACACCATTGGATTGCCTTAAACGGAAAAGAACTATCGTGTTTTTCGCCGGATAGTTTCTCTTCTTCAATTGCACATATAACTTTACCATTTATAACTAAAGCTGCAGCTGAGTCGTGGTAAAAGCCGGATAAACCTAATTGTATCATACTTAAATTTTTATATCACCCTCTCTATCAAATTCATTATATAATTCCATCTGTCTTTCTTTCATTTTATTTACAACCTTTGTTATATAATGAGTAGGATGTCCTGTCATTTCTCTAATAAGTAGATAAAGTGATTTTTTATTAAAGTTCTCTATATAATTTGCTCTACGAAATAATTCTAATACCGAATCAGCAATTTGCATATCCCTTTTCTTTGGAAAATAGTTTTCTAAATGTTTATCCCAATATTGTAACATTCTTATATTAAACATTCTATGTTCATCATTACGAACTTCTTCTCTAAAATTATTTTCAGTATCAAAGGATTCAGGCAAACCAGACATTATATCCGTATCTTTGTATCTTTTGTAGTTTGCGTTATTATTTAGAATAAGATAATTTCTGGCAACAATAGTAAAATAACTAAATGCTTTACCTTTACCACTTTTATACATGTGAATTTTTTCAATCATAAATGCAACAACTTCTGCCATTACATCTTTCGGGTCATCATCAAAATATGTAAATTTCCATTTATTATAAACTATTTCTGCAAGTTTATCAAATGCAGATGCAATTCTTTCTCTATATAGTTTATCTTTAATATATTGGTCATCGGTTAAGTTATACTCAATGATTGCATCTTCCGTATCTTTTGAAAAATATTGTCTATTAGGACCTCTCTTTTTTCTAATTGGCATTGTTTTGTTTTTTGAATTTTTCGATGGTTTCTTTTATTTGATAAAATATAGAACCTACTTCATCATCCTTCTCAAACATTTCACGAGAATCTATTTCTCTTAATGCTTCCAGCAATGCTTCGTTTCTTTTTAATTCTGTTTCTATGAACTTGTCATTTTCTTCGATTATATCTTCACAATCTTCTAATTTATTTAGAAGATTCCAAATTGTATATCCTGCTATTATAAGAAATACAACTAAAATTATAATTATTAATTTCATATTATACTATTTCGTATCCTTGTAAAAAATATTTATTTGCGTTTTTGTATTTAACCTCAACCATATCTCCTTCTGGTGATTTCATTACAACTTTATCATTCCTACCATAAGTTTGTTTTTTAATAATTGTTGTAGTATAGACTCTATCCTTAATTGTTATACCATCTAAATGGTCTATTTCATGTTGAACAATAACGGTCATCATTGTTTCTTTTGAAACTTGTTCATTTACCTTATCACCATCTGGATTAATTTCAAAAGTCAATTGGCCCAAATTATCGGTATCAACTACTAATTTACAAGCTCTAATTGTTCTAACTGGTTTTGTAAGTGTTGATGGAATTGAAAGACATCCTTCATAAAAAATAAATCCTTCTTTAGATTTTTCTTTAATAATTGGATTTAATAAAAATAATTCTTCATCATTAAACTTAATATAACAAGCTCTTTTTTTGATTCCAATTTGAGTAGCCGAAATACCCAATCCTGGGTTTTCTATTAATGCTTTTTCTAATTTTTTTCTTAACTCATCACTTTCTTGTTGAGTTATTTCTGATTTTAAAACAGGTGTTTTAAGATATTCTCTAAATTCTTTTGTTTCTAATCCGTTACTACTTTTGTCAACTATTAATTTCATTTTTCTTTATTTTTAAGTCCATATTTTATCCAATTATACCAAATTCTTTCATGTAGAAAGTAAATTATTGGTTTTATTATTAATTCACCCAAACCTACCATTCCTGCCCACTTTATAGGAAGACCGGCAAATAAGGTAAGAATAATTGTAGTTATAGTTCCAATAAAACGATAACTAATACTTTTTACTATATGTCTTTTAACTAACGGCATACTCTATAACATCTCCGTTTGAATCCATATATCCCTGTCTAATTTTAGTTCCACTAATCATTTCGACATCTGTTGGTGGTGCATGGTGTACAACATCATATCCCACCCCTCTACCATAATTTACACTTTCAATATCAGGAATTATACTGATTAAAATTTTACCCGAATTATCTATAAAGAATTTTTCTTTTGATAAATCTTTAAGAACTTCTTGTGCCGATTTTGGATTGTTTTCATCAACTTGCACATCTCTAATTGCTACCCAAACATTTTTTCCTTTGTTTAGTTGTTGATTGATTAACCATTCGTGTCCTGCGTGCCAAGTTTGCCATCTTCCGATGTATAATGCGTATTTTTTCATAATTAATTTTTTTCTATAAGTGATTCAATTAATACCCATCCAAAAAACATAATACCAATTGGTAAATTAACAGAATATCCAAAGGATACTGATAATCCCAATCCTATTACTAATTTCATTGCTTTTAATCCATCTTTTATGGTTCTTTTATACCAATAATCGAAATAATTTTTCATTTATATAAAGTTTAATATTGCTAAATCTTTTGCTTTTGCCTC